ACGCTGAGCGTGTTGCCGTTCGACAGTTTCACGTCGGGCCGGGTGGCTCGGTTGGCTGCGTTGCGGAACTTGACGCCGCGACCTTCAAGGATGGTGCCGTCAGGGTGCAGCAGGTACGAATAGGGCAGCGACGAAAAGCGGGCGGTCCAGCGGCGGTCCCAGATCACGTTTTCGACACGCTGCGCGTCCTGGGCAGGGAACCTCGACGTGGCGGTGACGGTGTGGTGCACGACGACAGCAGCGGCCGGGCCAGGTTGGCGCACGCTGGTAGGCCACCAGCGGCCACGCTTCGACCACTCCTCGAACCGCACGAGCGGTGCGGGCGGGCGGCCGCCGAGGCGGGTCACCGTTCTGTTCTGGTCGGCGGTTCGAGCAGCAACGCTATCACGGCCGCTGAGAACGCCGTGACCGAGGCGACTTGCTCGGCTGACCAGTTCACGCCGAACGCTGTGATGAGCGCCACGGCAGCGACGATGACGGCCTGGAGCCGGCCAGGATGAGCTCGCAGCCGGTCCATCATGAGCCGACCCGGTAGATCGAGGTCCAGTGGATGCGATCGCCGCTGGCCCAGGTAAACGGCACGCTGCTGCTCAAGGCTGAGGCGAAAACGCAGTCGTTTGCTGTGTCGTTCTTCAGTACCCGGAGCCGAACCTGCGACGCTGAGAACGCATAGCCGACGCCTTGGTACTCACGATTGAACGAGTCGTCGTCCAGCAGCACTTTTGTGCCGACAGCGAGCTCGCGTGAGTTGGATGCGTTGACGGGCACATCGACACGCACGTCGCCGGTGATTGCTGACGTGCTGCCGAGCACAAAGCTGCCTTGCACCACAATGAAGTCGTTGACGCGTTGGTAGGTGCCGGACAAGGTGCCGTCGCCGACGGTCACGCCGGCGGAGAAGGACGGTGTCCAGTCCGTTTCGGATTCGCCAATGGCGTTGAGCTCGGCTGCGGTCAGGGTTGCGCCGGCGACGAAGGGGAACGGGTTGCTCACAGTGTCATCCTAGTTTGTTCGTGTCGAGCACGCCGCGCTCCGTGTCATCAAGAATGAAGGCAAGGTACACGGATTGCGGGCGTAGCCGGAGCGTGACGGTCGTGTCGGCGGGCGTGGCGTCGATGGTGCGGCCGACGGTGACGACCTGGTCGGTGCGGGAGCTGCCGCCGGTCGGGGTGTAGGTGACGCTGGCGGTGTTCCACCAGCCGACGGTGACGTCGAGCAGGCCACGCCACTTCGCGACGTCGCCGGTGCGGGATTGCACCATGCTGTCGCTGACTTGCAACGTCGCCGCTGTCATGTCGAACGTTTCTTTGTATGAGTACCGGTTGACCCACAGTTGCGCCGTGTAGAGCGCCGCAGCGTCATCGAATGACGTTGTTTGGTAGACGCGTGTGCGTGATCCGTAGCGTTCCTGCGAGTCCTCGTCGCTGTAGGTCTGTTCGGTGCTACCGCCGAGCGCTGTGATGCGGGCTGCGTTCGTGATCAGGTCGATGTGGAAGTCACGCACCAGCGATCGGAAAGGCAGCTGCCCGGTCGGCATCGGGTCGTTCTCGGTGAACACGAACACGTCGCCGGTGGCGTACACGCCGGCCCGTGCCAGGCCGTCAACAGTGAACCCGACCCACGAGTCGTTGGCGACGTAGGTGCCGTCATCGTCGAGGATTGTCGGGAAAGCCACGGTTTGTTCGTTTGGCATCACGCTGTTGTTGATGACGTCCCCGAGCACCACGGAACCGGCCGAGGTCGGCAGGTAGTGCGCCACGCTTTCGGTCGAGGCGTTGAGCTCTTCCCAATACGTGCGCATTGTTGGGTAGCCGATTGTCGGCACTTTTGTGGCGTTGCTCAACAGGTGCGGCGAGGTCATGTCGTACAGCTGGTCAGCGGTCGACGTGTTTGTCATCGAATACGTGAACGATTCCTGCCGGCCGACGACCTGGAACACGTCGAGGGCGGTGAGGGTGACGGCGCTGTTGCCGTTGCCGTCATCGGTCATCGCAAAGTCTGTGATGACGCCGTGAAACACGGACACGCTGACGCTGTCGACGGTGGCCTCAAGGAACAGGCCCGAGGTGAGCCAGTCGACGTTGGCGTAGGTGCCTGAGCCGCCAGGCGTGAGCTCGCCGTCAGAGTTGTCGAGGGTGACGGTGGCTCGGCCGGTGCCGAGCTGGCCAGGGTCGCATTGCTGGTCGATCGACAGGCCGAGGGTGCGTGAAGCGTGGTCGGTCAGGGACAGCGACGCGCCGCTGTACTTGCCAACATTGACGGCCCACGTCGTGATCTGTGCCATCAGTACCGGGCCGACCCGACCGGGACCGGGATCGCTCCACGCCGTCGGACGTAGTCCTGAAGGGCTCGCACGACGTCGTCGCCGTTGGAAGTCGGGACGTTTACGGTGATGTTGAATGTATCGCCGCCGCCGCCACCCATCATGCCGAGCCGGTTGTTGTTCATGATGGTGCCCGAGCCGGTCGGCACGAACAGCTCGGGGCCAGATTCGCCGACGATGTACGGGGCGCTGCCGATGCTGACCGGGCCGCCGGCTGCACGGCCGAAGATGAAGTCGGCAGCTGCGCCGAAGATACCGCCGCCAGGCAGCAGCGAGCTCACAGCGTCGATCAGTGCGCCTGGAGCTGCTTCGATGCCTCGGACAATTGCGTCGATCAGGTCTTCGCCGAGGTCTCTTGCTGTTCTGCGGATGAAGCTGCCGAGGTCCCACAGCAGGTTGCCGAGGGCGATAAGCACGTCAGGCGCAACGTCGATGATCCAGTCGACGAGGGCATCGGCCCAGCTGCGAATGTTGCCAGCGAGCAGCGGCAGGCCGACTGAGACAATCCAGGTGCCGATGCGCACGAGCAGGTTGCCGAGCTCGCGCAACAGCGGCGGAATCAGCGGCCCGACCCACTCAAGGAACGCAGCAGCCCACTCGCCCAGCTTCGTGACGATCATGTTCAGGCCGGGACCGATGAACCATTCAGCGAACCGTGCGATGAGGTCGCCGAGCTCTATGAGGAACGGCGGGATAAGCGGCCCGATCCAATCGATGAACGCTCGTGCCCATTCGCCGAGCTTGTCGATGATGACAGGCAGGGCGTCGTCAATGAACCAGCTGCCGAACCTGAGCAGCAGGTTGCCGAGGGCGGCCAGGAACGGCGGCCCGACCTGCCTGATCCAGTCCACGAACCCTTGTGCCCAAACGCCGAGCTGCATGCGGATCATCGGCCATGCGTCTTTGATGCGTTGCGACACGTTCGAGATGACGCCGCCCAGGCCGTCCTTGTCGAACACTTCGATGAGCTCGACGACGATGTCGGCGGCTTTGGCGAACAGCGGCAGCAGTTTGCGGGCGAGGCGTTCCTGAATCTCGCCAAACGCTGCTTTGAGCCGGTTTTGTGCTGCGGTAAGTTTGTTGCCGCCGGCAGCGTATGCCTCCTGCGCATCGGTCGACTTTTCAAGGATCAGCGCCTGCGTCGCCAGTGCCTTGTCCTGCTCGGTGATGGCGTCACGTCCGTCTTGCTGTGCGAGGAGCAAAGCACGCTGGTCGACCTCGGCCTGATTGATCGAGATGCCGAGCGACTTGAGCGAGTCACGTTCGCCGAGCAGCGCCTTTGACAGAATCTCGGCTGTCTCCTCGACGCCACGCTGCCCGCCGGACCATTCCGACAACGCACCGGCTAGGCCGATGATCTCGGTCGACATGCTGGCGGCTTCGTCGGCCGTGAACCCCATCGGCTTGAGCAGGTCGCCGGCGTTAGCAGCGAGGCCGGCGGCCTGGGTCGAGGTGAGGCCCATGCGGGCAGCGACCTCGTCAGCCCAGCTCGTAACAGTGTCCAGCGAGCTGCCGGAGAATACGGTGCCGATCTTCTGGTCGAGGGCGGTCAGTTCCTCGCCGACGTCAAACAGCTGTTTGCCGATGACGATGGAAAGGCCGCCGGCCGCACCGGCCATGACACCGAAGCCTTTGACGACGTTTGTTGAGACGGTGCCGACTTTGCTGCCGAACCTGCTGAGCTTGTCGCCTGCCTCACCGACAGCACGCTTGAACTGCTTAGCGTCGCCCAGGATTGCAACATTTATGACGCTCGAACCTGCTGCCATGTCGCAATCCTAGAACGTGCGCCGGATGATGGCCCGGACTTCGTCGTTGTATCGGTCGACGACTTGCTGGCGGCGATCGTCGAGGGCTTCGTACAGGAACGGCTGGGGCCTGATACGGCCACGGGTGCGGCTGCCAGGGTCGCCGAAGTGGATTCGGCCGGCGTAGGGCACCGAGGTCGGGCCGCTCTTTCGGTTGTTGCCGGCACGAACACGAGCAGCGGTTTTGGTGCCGGAGCCTCGGACCGAGTTGCGGAGCCGGCCGCTACGCACCGGCGTTTTCGTCTTTGCGGTGCCGGCGACGTCGTCAGCGAGCTCTTTGTGCAGGTCTTTCAGGTCGGTCATGTCGTCGCCGACTTCACGGAACTTTCGACGCAGCTCCCTGCCGCCCTCGACTCGGACTGCGGGTTGTGCCATCGTCAGCGCCTCCGTGCTGCTTTCTCTTGCGCCTGCTGACGCTCTTTCAGTATCGCCTGCAACGCACGAATGACGGCCGGGGAAGCGTTCTCAAGCTCGCTGATCGGTTGCCCGGTAGCGAGTGCCAACGACGCTATGCCGTAGGCGGTTCCCCTTCGGCTAAAGGGGTGTCGTTGTCGCTGTCGAACTCGATGTCGACAAGCGTGTCTCGGAACTTTTCCCAGGTCGGCACCACGAGCCCGGCGTGCCGGCGTGATTCCCACGCCAGCCACGCCACATGCTCGATTTTCGTTTGCTGCAACGCCTCGATGGCGCTCGGCAGGTTGAAGTACCGCTCCAGCTGGAGCAGCGTGCCCATCGTGGGTTTGCTTGTGACTGGCTCCGTCTCGTCGGCCAGTCGGGTTGAGATGGAGAGATCAAGCATGTCAGCTGGTGGTCACCGTGACTGCGCCGGACAGCGGCCACGTCACCGAAACGGTGGCGAGGTCGGACACGCTGCCGTCGATGATGGGCAGCTCGGTGACGAGGGCCGAGGCTGAGTGCTTCGGGTTGTCAGCTGCGAGTGCGCCGCTGGTCGGGGTCATCTCGACGGTGGTGACGGTGCCGAGCAGCGAGTACAGGGTCTGATACACGCTGGAGGCGGCGAAGTCCTGGTGGAACTCGATCGAGACGCTGCCGTCCTTCAACCCACCAATTCGGGTCCTGTTTGCCGATCCCATGGAGGTGGTTTCGAGCTCGTCGCTTGTCTCAGTCCACGTGATTGACGCCACGTGATCGGATAGCGAGACGCTGTTGATTGTGATTTCTACGTCATTCTGAAGAAAAACGGCCATCAGTCGGCCTCACTTTCTGGGTTGGCCTTTCGGCTGTTTTTCGGTTTCGCTTCGGCCAGGTGGCCTGCTGCGATCAATGCGG